CCCTGAGGTGCGGGAAGTGTCCGAGCCCGAGGTACTGAGCTCGAACATCAGCTACGGTTCGCCGCCCTTGCGGTTGGCGAATCCGTCAGCTTTCTTCCAAACATCGGGTCGACTCACCAAGCAGCGTGTCGTGACGACACGCTACTGGTTTTCCGGTGCGTACACTTATTACTACGATCGCGGCGATAGTGCCCGGTCACGTATTAAGCGTACGGAACAGGATCTCGCGAAACTGTTCGGGCTCAGGCTTACGCCTGAGCTCCTCTGGGAGTTGACCCCGTGGAGCTGGCTTGTCGATTGGACGTCGAACATGGGTGATGTTATCCATAACTTCTCGGCGTTCCACAACGACGGTCTGGTCATGAGATACGGTTACATGATGTGTCATATGACCATCAGTGATACGTATCTGCTCGACGGTGTCGTCTATGCGGATGGCACCGGAGGGCCCCTTGCACAAACCTTCACCACAGAGGTGAAGAAGCGTGTGAAGGCGACCCCCTACGGGTTTGGCCTGGATCCTGACAAGTTCACAACTCGTCAGTGGGCCATCTTGTCAGCCCTTGGGATCTCCAAGGGGGGCAAGCTGCTGTGAGCAAGGAAAGTCGTATCCACGACCTTTCTCTTTCAGAGGAGGCATCCTTAGGATGCTTCTTCTGGCTTGCAGCCTGTGGAGTCACGGGGATAGTGGCCATGTTACTAGCCTCTTGTACCCCACGATCCATCCCACAGGATGATCCGCCGCAACCAGTGGCGGACGCCCTGTCTCTACCGCAGGAGATATGCACTCATGTTCACCGACCCTCAGTCGATCACTGTCAACGCTGTGGCGAACGTGCTTCCGCGCGTTCAGACCAATCAGAGTGGCGCCGTCTATAGTAAGGACGACGGCAATCTGAAGCTGACCATCTCGAGCGCCTATGGAAAGCGCACGCGACGGACGGCCAGGGTTGACTTCCGGAAGACCGCTGCTGATCCGCTGTTCCCGGCCCAGAACACGCCCTACTCGATGAGTGTTTACATCGTGGCGGACGTGCCCCCGGTTGGGTTCACGATCGTTGAGCAGAAGCAGATCGTCGACAGTCTTACTGCCTGGCTGACTGCTTCTTCCGGTGCGAACGTCACCAAGGTTCTTGGTGGCGAGTCCTAACTGAGAAGTTAGGTCTCGACTGAGCACCCCCGGAGTACTGGGGGTGCAATCGGTGCTACACATGGTGCTCGGGATGGTCTAGCCCCTTCTTGAAAGGAGTAGGCCATGAAAAGCCTCATGTGTCTCTGCGCGGAAATCCTCGCTGAATGCGGGGATTGGTGTAGCGTGAGCACCAGCCGTGATCTCAAAACGATCACGGCGCGTGTCGAAGACGAGGGGTTATCGTTTCTGACGATAACCCTGCCTGAGTTTGGAAAAGACCTCGAAAAAGGTCTGGACCTTGGTCAGGCGATCCCATCTCTCTGGACCGGATGGTCTAAGAGAGGAGGTCTCCCCCGATTCCTCGGAGGTTTCCTCGATCTGATCTTCGACCGTGCGAGCGGACGGTTGCTCGATGAACCTTCAGTCGATGCCATCCGTTCCGTCCGTCAGATTACTCTGATGTTCGGGAAGGTTGGCCTCGAATGTTCTGAGCCCCGCCGGGAGGCGGCGCTGAGGAACTTCATCGAGTGTGAGCAGGAGGTCCGCCGGGCCGACGAAGAGCTGACTCCAGTTAGACTGGAGCAGTTCAAGCGGCTCGGATCCCTGCTTTGGCGAGATGTACTCACGCGCGTAGACTGGGAAGTCTACGAAGGTGAAGTCACGCCGAAGCATGGGCCCGGCACCACCGCTGATCGACTTATGGGTAACCAGAAGTACGATCAGAGGGAGTGGACCGAGCGTCTAGAGACCTGGTTTCCCTTCTTGGAGGGCTTCGTAGCCCCCAATGCAGGTGCATACCAGGACTTTGACGATGTGGACATCCTCGAACCTGGGCGTGAACGACCCGTCAGGGTTATCACTGTCCCTAAGACGCTCAAGACGCCACGCGTGATTGCGGTAGAACCCACTGCGATGCAATACTCGCAGCAGGCGATATCGGAATCGCTCGTGACCCATCTTGAGGGGAAGACTAACCCCTACAGATGGATCATCGGATTCACCGACCAGGACCCTAATCGGGTCATGGCACGGAAGGGGTCCCTTATGGGGAACCTCGCGACGCTCGATCTGAGCGAAGCATCCGATCGCGTCTCGAATCAGCTCGTACGTGCGCTCGTCGAACCGTGGCCTCACCTTAGTGGGGCTCTCGATGCGACTCGTTCACGGAAGGCTGATGTGCCTGGCTTTGGCGTAATCCGCCTGGCCAAGTTCGCGTCCATGGGTTCGGCCCTCTGCTTTCCTGTTGAGGCGATGGTGTTTTGCACCATCGTTCTCTGCGGGATCGAAGATGGGCTCAACCGCCGTGTTACCCGTAAGCTCATCCATGAGCTTGCGGGGCAGGTGCGCGTCTACGGTGACGATATCGTTGTCCCCGTAGAATACGCTGTCCACGTGACCCAGGCGCTCGAAGATTTTGGTCTTCGAGTCAACAAGGGCAAGAGCTTCTGGAACGGAAGGTTCCGGGAGTCTTGTGGTAAGGAGTACTACGCCGGCGAGGACGTTTCCATCGTTCGCGTTAGAGCGTTGCCTCCCACCACACGTGGGGATTCGCGGGAACTCATTTCGACCGTGTCTCTTCGTAACCAGCTGTACAACTCTGGTTACTGGAGAACCGTTCGAGAGCTCGACGACTTCTTGGAGGGGATCCTGACTGTGTCAGGTCGGGTCCTCTATCCCGTCGTTTCGCGCTCGAGTTCCGTGTTGGGCAGACATAGCTTCCTCGGGTATGAAACCGAGAGCTATTGTTCCCGACTACATCACCCGCTTGTCACGGGTTTTGTAGTGCAGGCCGAACCTCCACGTAACGAAGTGGATGGTTACGGTGCCCTGCTCAAGTTCTTCCTGAAAAGAGGGGATGACCCTTTCCAGGACAGGGAGCACTTGGCGATGTCCGGACGTCCTATGGCCGTCAGCACCAAGCCTAGGAGGGCACGTCCCTTTTAAGGGACGTGGGTAGCTACCCATGCTACCTGGAGGGGGCCGTGAGGCCACCT